CAAATCATGGCAAATTCCACGTTTAACGGCCCAGTACGGTCGCAGAATGGCTTTCAATCCATTACCATTAACCCAACCACTGGCGCAGTTACAGTCGACGCTACGTTCGGTGCTACCACCAGCGTAACTAACCTGACTACTTCAAATCTGGTTTTTACCGATCAAAACCACCCAACAACTGCTGCAATTAACGCAACAGCTACGGCTACCGCAGCGCAAGTTGCAACAGGCTACATTACTTCTACCTCAGCATCTCCTACGACTATTACGTTGCCTACAGGCACGTTGCTTGGTGCCGCTTTGGGTGCAAGCCGTGGTACTGTTTTAGAGTTGTATGTTGACAACACTGCTGGTGCAAGCACTGTAACTATTGCTGTTGCTACTAACGGTATTTTGTCTAGCGCTGCCGCTGACACTGCTGGTAGTTTTGGTGATTTGACAATTGCTTCTGGTGCAACTGGTATTGGTCGCTTCACCATCATGTTCTCTAGCGCAACAGCGTACGTGTTTACACGCACTGCTTAATTAGGAGCATCCTATGTCGATGCAAACTGATGTACAGGCAAGTGTCCCGCTAACTGCTACGGGGCAATTTACCAATCAAACACCTACTGCTCTTACTAGAGCAAGGGTCAAAGCTGTTTACATGGTTCCGTCAGCCACGGCTGGTAGTGTGGTATTTAAAGATGGTGGTGCGTCTGGCACAACCGTTATGACGCTTAACACCGTGGCTTCTGCTACGCAACCTACGTATCTTATATTTCCGGGCGAGGGTGTTTTATTCAGCACCAATGTTCATGGAACTGTGACGAACGTAACTTCAGTCACAATTTTCTATGGCTAAGAAGAAAGGCCCCGTCCTATCAGTTGGAAGAGGCGAGAAATTGCCAATATCCAAGGGGGCGGGCTTGACTGCCAAAGGCCGTGCTAAGTACAACGCGGCTACGGGTAGTAACCTGAAGGCTCCACAGCCACAAGGCGGTAAGCGCAAGGACTCGTTCTGCGCACGCATGTCGGGCATGCCCGGCCCCATGAAAGACGAGAAGGGCAAGCCCACCCGTAAGGCGGCGGCTCTTGCAAGGTGGAAATGTTAAGGATACATTATGAGAATTAGTAGACCAATGAGTAAATCAGTGCGTAGACCAGCTCCAGCGTCAATGCCCAGTAAACCAATCGACGCTCAACGCCAAGGGGATATTGCCGCGCAAATAAGAGATATTGGCACTGGCAACCTTCCTTTTAGACCAAAAGAGGTTAAATTAGCTCCAACTGGCACTAACAACCTTCCTCCCGGTCTTCTAAAAGATATTGCGTCCCCATATAACACACTCCCAAAACCTGTTAGACCCGCAGGTAGTACAGGTAGTAGTATGGGCGGGCCTAATATAGGCCCCGCAGTACTCAGCCCAACAGGTACTCGTGGAACTTTAGTAAATGATGCTTTTGGCGGCCCAACTTCAGGCCCCGGCGCTCCGATCTCCCAACCCGGTTTAACGGGCGGTGCTTCTTCCATACCCGCAGGCGGTGCTTCTTATGGAACACCCGCCGGAGGAAATATAGGCGCACCCGCTACAAGCACTTTTCAAGGGGGCACTAGCGGTGGTAGTGGCATGGCCGGTGGCATGCCTAATACATCTATGCCTAATACATCCATGCCCCCTGCTGGCGCAGCGTTTAAACGAGGCGGCGCAGTTAAAGCTAAAAAAATGGCTTCTGGCGGCATGACATCTAAAGCAGCTACTGCATCCAAACGTGGTGATGGTATTGCTCAGCGCGGCAAGACAAAAGGGCGAATGGTGTGAAACAAGAAAACGTTGAAACCATAAAGCATGTAGCGGATGGCGTTGCCGCTGTTACGGCTATTGGTACGTTGATGCAACTACTTCCTGCGGTTGCCGCACTGTTTACGATTGTGTGGACAGGCATGCGGATCACTGAAATGATTGCGGGTAAACCCTTTGCTGAAATCATCCGTCGTAAGAAAGCTGAATAATTATGGCCGCCTCAAAAATAGCCGCAATCATTGCCAGAGAAGCTTTAGCTAAATTTGGAGACCAACTGCCTACGGGCGTTAAAGAAGCGATTAGTTTTGTAGACAGCCCCAAAAGAGCTATACAAGGTATGGTTAGGGATGCTATCAAAGACCGCATCAAAGACGAAGTAATGCGCGATTACGATCAACATCAATTCGGTGGCGGCAGTGGTGGTAAACCACGATTTGATGAAGAAGGTATGAGTGTTGAGGCATTCAAACGTGGCGGTAAAGTCAAAACTAAACCTGTAGCAAAAGCTAAAGCTAAAGTAAACACTGCATCTCGCCGTGGTGATGGTATTGCTCAGCGCGGTAAAACTCGTGGGAGGTATATCTAATGCCAAGCACGAGTAAGAAACAACATAATTTCATGGCTGCGGTGGCTAACAACCCATCGTTTGCTAAGAAAGTAGGAGTCCCACAGTCTGTGGGCAAAGATTTTACAACTGCGGACAAGGGCCGCAAATTTTCAAAAGGTGGTGATACTATGGCTTCCAAAATGAATGCCGGCTTCATGGCAATGATGGCTAAGAAAAAAGGCGCTCCCGCTAAGAAAATGGCTGGTGGCGGTATGGCAATGGGCAAAGTTAAAACAGCCGCCCCTAGCAAAGACGGTATTGCTGAAAAAGGCAAAACCAAAGGCAAGATGGTCAAGATGAACATGGGCGGCAAAGCCTGCTAAGGAGAACCTTATGAGTCCAGCAGAAAAAGCAGCGCGGGAAGAGATGGCCGAGCGCAAAATGAACAAAGCCACTGAGGAGGCTTACTCTAAATCTTTAACCAAGACAGAGTACGCGCCTGAAAAGAAAGACCCGCGCGACGCTGTTCGTGGACAAAAAGGTTACGCTGGCGGTGGTATGACTGCTTCTAAACGCGCCGATGGTTGCTGCATCAAAGGTAAGACACGCGGAAAGATGGTGTAATCATGATGGCCAGCCGTGGGATGGGGGACATCTCCCCCTCTAAAATGCCCAAGGGCGTCAAGAAAGCCCGGCGGGACGACACTGACTTTACCCAGTACAAAGAGGGTGGGAAGGTGAATGCGGCTGGCAATTACACAAAGCCTAGTCTTCGCAAGAAGATTGTGTCTCAAGTAAAAGCCGCAGCTACGCAAGGTACGGGCGCAGGTCAGTGGTCAGCCCGTAAAAGCCAACTAGTCGCTAAAAAATATAAAGCTGCTGGGGGCGGGTACCGTGACTGAGGCTATAAAAACTTGTACAGATTGTGGCGAGTCAAAACCCTTGTCTGCTTTCCGTAGTCGGGGCGGCTCAATGACGCATTTGTACAAAAGCCATTGCAACACGTGTTTGTATAAAAGGCACAAAGATTGGGCTGAGAAAAACCAAGATAGGGTTGCGGATTATCGGGAGAGAGATCCGTGGACATTAGCCAAAAGATGCAGTCGTCGTGGGATAACCCCAGAACAGCTAGTCGAGCGATATGAACGCCAAGAATGTTGCTGCGCAATTTGTAAGACTGAGATTGATTTGATTGACAGTGCGATAGACCATAATCACGATACAGGCGAGTTTCGTGGTGTGTTGTGTAAACAGTGCAACCGCGCCTTGGGCATGTTTAAAGACAGCCCTGTAGTAATACGTAACGCGCTAGAATACTTGGAAGCATTTGGGAGCTATGGAAATGGCACTTAAACCTTCACAACAGTCTCTCAAAGATTGGGGCGACCAAAAATGGAGAACCAAAAGTGGTAAAAAATCTTCTGACACTGGTGAAAGATACCTTCCAAGCGCTGCGATCAAAAGTCTCAGCCCTGCTGAGTACGCTGCGACGACCAAAGCCAAGCGTGCAGGAAAAGCCGCCGGAAAACAATTCGTAGCCCAACCCAAAACAATTGCAAAGAAAACGGCAGGCTTTAGATGACCACTTCAGGAACCGCAGCGTTTAATCTTGACCTTAACGAATTGGTTGAGGAAGCGTTTGAACGCGCCGGTTCGGAGTTGCGTACGGGTTACGACTTACGTACAGCCCGTCGTTCATTGAACCTGATGTTTGCTGATTGGGCAAACCGTGGTGTCAACATGTGGACGTTTGAGCAGGGTACGATTAACCTGACTCCGGGTCTGAACACCTACGCACTGCCCGTAGATACAGTGGATCTACTTGAGCATGTGATTCGCACGGGCGCGGGTAGCGCATCCACGCAGGCTGACCTGACCATCACGCGTATCAGTGTTTCTACTTACGCCACGATCCCTAACAAACTGCAACAAGCCCGCCCAATTCAGGTGTGGTATCAGCGTTTGGATGGGCAGACTTCTTCGATTGGCACGACACTGAACGGTGGTATTAGCGCCACAGATACAACAATCACATTGACCTCCACTGTGGGGCTTCCGGCTACAGGGTTCTTGTTGATTGAAAACGAGACTATTCAGTACGGCTACATCTCTGGCAACGTGCTTAACAACTGCTTCCGTGGGCAGAACGGCACAACTGCCACATCGCATTTAACTGGCGTGTCTGTGTACACGCAGAATCTACCCTCTATAACCGTTTGGCCAACCCCAGACAACAGCACAACATATCAATTTGTTTATTGGCGCATGCGCCGGATTGATGATGCTGGTGGCGGTATACGCACAATGGATGTACCTTTTCGCTTCTTGCCCTGTATGGTGGCGGGTTTGGCCTATTATTTGGCTCTTAAGATTGAGAATGGCGCTGAGCGTCTGCCGGTCTTGAAGCAACAGTACGATGAAGCTTGGCAGTTGGCGGCTGATGAAGATCGTGAGAAGGCTTCGGTTCGTTTTGTTCCGAGGCAAATGTTTATTGGCAGTGGTACGTAAATGGGCAATCGGTTTGCATCTGGTAAGAACAGTATCGCCATGTGCGATAGGTGCGGCCAACAGTTCAAATTGACGGCATTGCGTAAAGAGATTCAGAAAACTAAGATTTACAATTTGCTTGTGTGCGGTGCGTGTTGGGATCCAGATCAGCCGCAGTTGTTGTTGGGTATGTATCCAGTTGATGATCCACAGGCTGTGCGTAATCCGCGCAAAGACACGACCTACGTTACGGCTGGCACAAATGGCTTGCAGGTGGTTAATTCAAACAGTACAGCGCAAGACGCGGTAGGTTTTACGACAGGTGGTTCACGGGATATTCAGTGGGGGTGGGCACCTGTTGGTGGGGCGAGTAATTTTGATGCGCCTTTAACACCAAACTACTTGGTGGCAACGGCATTTGTTGGTACAGTTACGATAACAGTTACATAGGAGTCTAATATGGACAAGAAAGATTTAGCCCAAGACAAGAAGATGATTAAATCTGCTGTCGGCAAGCACGAGAAAAACATGCACCCCGGTAAGCCAATGACTAAGCTTAAAAAGGGTGGCCCTACAACCGACGACCGCATGCGTTTGGGACGTAACCTGTCTCGCGCCGCAAATCAGGGGAAATAACATGGCTAAGATTAACAATCTACCCGCTTCTGCATACGCAGGCCGTGCTAAAGAAGCTATGGCTGACTTGGCCGCTAGCGCAAATATGAGCAAAGCCGATACCGTTAATATGAGCGTTGGTAACATCAGCAAGGCTGCTGGCAATATTGGCGTTAAAACATCTGGCATCAAGATGCGCGGCGCAGGATGCGCCACCAAAGGTGTGATGTCTAGAGGCCCAATGGCATGAATTACACGCAACTCAGCAACGCGATTCAAGCGTACACGGAGAACACGGAAGCAGATTTCGTGGCTAATATTCCCGTGTTCGTTACGCAGGCTGAGCAGCGTATTTATAACTCGGTTCAGTTCCCGTCCATTCGCAAGAACGTGACGGGTGTGACCACGCTGAATAACAAGTACTTGCAGTGCCCGTTAGATTTCTTGGCGGTGTACTCGATGGCGGTCATTGATGCTGCTGGTTCGTACGAGTATCTGTTGAACAAAGACGTTAACTTTATTCGTCAGGCGTACCCTGTACCAACAGACACAGGTATCCCTAGATATTACGCTTTGTTTGGCCCTGCTGTATCGGGTAGCACTATTTCAGACGAGTTGTCGTTCATCCTTGGCCCCACGCCAGACTCAACATACAGTGTGGAACTGCACTATTACTACTACCCCGAGTCAATCACAACTGCGGCTGATGGGCGTACGTGGCTTGGTGATAATTACGACCCTGTATTGCTGTATGGCACGATGTTGGAAGCGTATGTATTCCTGAAAGGCGAAGTCGACTTGATGGCTGTTTACAAGGCTAAGTACGATGAGGCCATGGCACAGTTGAATCGGCTGGGTAGTGGCCTTGAGCGTGGTGATGCCGGCGACGACCTTCTTGCGAGACTCGGTTATCATGGGGCCGAACTTGGCCGCGACCTTGCTGACCGCGTCACCCCCGAGCCCCTTAATCGCGTCCCGCCCCTCCGACCAGCGGCCCTTGCCGGCGGTCCACGCCGTCGACACGGCAGCGCGGATGAGGTTGCGCCCGGCGTTCCATAGCCCGAGGTCCTCGTCCAGGGGCGACGTGTTGGCCGCACCGATCCCGC